ATCAGCACCAGTTCCTGTTGACCCAGCACGAGCGCCCGTTGCTCCAACCGCAGTGGATACCGCTATGGACAAAGCCACACGGACGAAGTTTGGCGGAGAGAACTTCAACACCACCCTAGCCAGCCGCAAGGCTCTATTCGGCGGGGCGGCACAGTGGAACATCCCGAAGTCTACTAAGGCAACCAAGTTACTGAACTACGCAAGCGTTTACGGTCAACCAAATATTAAGTCACAGTTCATGGGAGCAAATGGAAAGATGAGTGGCAAGGCTGCGCTCCTTACTGGGGGGATGATGCTTGCTCAGACCTTCCTTGGCACAGAGGAAGGCAAGGTGGTTGACGAGGCAACAAACTCTACGCTCATTGAAGACCGAACGGCTGCCTTCCAATATATGGGCTACCCTCCAGAAGTTGCTAAGACAATGGCTACCGATGAGAACTTCTTACAGAACGCTTACGGAGCGGTCTCTGGTCTAGGCGCTGCAGTCGTAGCGGATGCTGCTGTAGGGGCAACTGGTGCTGGTATCGGTGCAGTAGTCGGCACATTCTTTATGCCTGGTATCGGTACGGCTGCTGGGGCAAGCCTCGGCTGGGCAGCGGGTACGACTATCTCTGGTATCAGTACTCTTATTAACATGTTCGTTGAGCCGTTCACAAAGGGAGCCTTCGGGATTGACATCCCTACCCTAGACGACTTCTGGGGGGTTAAGGACATCTACCAGATGAGCGGTGAGGCGGCGTATACCGCAGCCAATACCATGGTTGAGTCAACTATCCAAAGCCGATTCCCAGGTCGGTTCCGCTCCCAGGGAGAGACCCTCAACGAACTGGACCGCATGCAGACTGGATACTATTCAACTAGCGCAGAGGTAGACCCTCGTGCTGGTGAGATGACCGATCTTGTAAGCAAGGGATACTTCATTAAGACCAAGGCGGACGGCACACGAGGGATTGACGTAGAAGCCTACCAGAAATACAAGCAGGAGTCTATGCTCTACAAGTTTGATATTGACAAGGAGAAGTTCCTGCCAAAGACCAAGGGAGATGCCAAGGCAATCACGCAAGAGGACTGGTTTGCTCTTTGGAATAACGCAGAGTAGTGTGCTAAAATGCCTCTCTACAGAGGAGAAGAGAACCTCGGCAGGAACTCTCGTAAACTAATGGACGAGGGATACAGTAAGAAGCAGGCAACCGCCATTGCCATTAAGATCGCTGGGCGTAAATCCCGCGACAAGAAAAACAAGAAGGAAAAAAAGAATGGCTAAGAAGAACGTTGCAAAGCGAGTAAGCAAAGACGGCTTGGCGGGATTTGATGCCTCTATGCTTATGGCTCTTCTTTCGGGCGATGAGGAACTCAAGGCAAAGGTTCTTGCTGCTCCACCAAATCAACGCGCACGCATTATTGAGCGAGACCTAGTCAAGAAGAATACGGCAAGCGTTGCCGATACTCAAGACGTAAAGCCTAAGACGCAGGGTAAGCGCACCAAGAAGGGTGGCGAGCGCGGTAAGGGTGTTGTGAAGCCAGAGGTTTCGCGACCAAAGTCCCCAACCGCCGCGTCAGGAAGCCGCTCGCAGGGAATGCTGATCGCAAAGCGCGCATTCAAGGCGATGAAGAAGTCCGTTCCGTTTGAGACCTACAAGACAATGACTCCAGTCCAGAAGGCTGAGGCTCTCGTAGCCGCTATCGGCAAGGACAAGACGGTCGTTGGTGAAGTTGCTGAAGGCGTAATCATTGGAATCCAACAGCGCATTACGAAGTTTGCTGCTGGTAGTGAAGCCGCTAAGGTACTTGAGAAGTTTGGTGCGGACCGTGGAGTGAAAGGCATCAAGCGAGCAATCACCGCAGGCAAGCAGGCTTCTGCATCGGGAGAGAAGCGTTCAGTTGCCTCACGTCGTGGCGGCGCTGGCTCTACTATCAAGCCAGACTCTTCTCGTGAAGCCAAGGCAAAGCAGATTGAGGAAACAGACGCAGCGTTCCGCCGACGTACTGATCCTAAGTCCTCAGTTTCCATTGCAGATTCCGCAGCAGAAGAGCAGGCAAAGATTTCTTCCTCTATGGAAGAGCGCACTCCAGCGCGTGCTGGTAAGCCGCTATTCCAAGGCGCTGAAATCAAGTTTGTCTTTACCGATAATGGAAAAAAGACAAGAGAAGTTCTCTACAGCGATATTACACTTGACGATACCTATGAAATTGCTGGTGACGGTCTAGGTAAAGATATCCCTAAGAAGGGAACTGCAATTATCCCAATGATTAAAGATCCCGAAACTGGGGAGTTTAAGGTAGCACCCCGCCGAAAACTAGAAAAACTACAGAGAGTCTTTGAGCGAGCGGCTGATAAGGACAAGACTCCACCCCAAGAATTTGGTGGGCGCAAGGAAAAGGTTAAGGATCTTATCCCAGTCGGTGAGCGAAAGTTGGTTGAGCGAGCGCGAAGCGCCCGTGGAGCACGAGTAAACCGAAAGTATACCGATGCGGTAGTGCTTGAGACCGTGCGTGCCAACCAGGAGAAGGCTCGTGCCGAGAATCGCAAGATGCTTGACAAGATTAATGCAGAACTAGACAAGAAGAACCTTACCCCAGGGGAACGAGCGGCAGCAAAGAAGGCTGCGATGACTAAGTTCCATCAGGAGAAGGCTCCTATTGCGTCGCCGCGAGAGATTGCTCGCACCGTTCTCGGTGTTGACGATGCAGCACAGGCACGACGTGTGTCAAATATTATTGCTGCGGAGCGTATCAAGAAGCCAACCTACGCTGCTGGGATCGGTTTGCCTAAGAAGCGGAAGATGACCCTAAAGCCACAGAACGTGGACGAGATTAAGGCTGGACAAAAGGCTAAGGCGGACCGCGTCATGGCTATGAAGAACACCCCAGGTGATGCAGCCCCAGAACGCAAGCCGATTGTCGGCAAGCGCAAGGCTATTAAGATCGGTAGGGAAGTTGTCGCTACGGGAACGTTCTCTGGACCAGCCCTTCGCGCTCCAAAGGCTAACCGAGTCGCAACTCCAAAGCCAAGCGGGAAGTCATCGGCTCCAGCCGTGCTATCGCGAGAGGCAATCCTTGCGCAACTAGATGATCCAAAGGAAAAGCGCCAGTTGAAGAAGGTCATGAAACTGTCTAGGGACTTTACTGCGCCGCAGATGCGAACGCTTGCATCGCGTGGAGTCATTAAGTTGACTCCTCGTGTCAAGTCTATTGCAAAGAACCTTGGCATGATGGGTCTTGTTGCTAGTGCATTGTCACAAATTGGAGAGACCAAGAAGAAGAGGGGATAAGTGGCTAAGTTCACCCATACAACGAAGAATCTTGACATTCTATGGAATGGCTTGTACTTCAAGGGAGTTGTTGGAACTGTCTTCTCGCTACCAGATGATTACTATGAAGAGTTCAACACTGAAGTAATCAAGGGAGATACTGGATATGTTTGGACGATTCCTGACGAGAATGAAGACTTTGAGACTCGGCTCCTTGACATTGAGACTAACGGAGTCCCGACCGATGCTACGATCACGGTTGGCACAACTACGACTGGTTCTGCTGGCAGCAGCGCCTCTGTCGCGAATAGTGGCACGACCCATGACCCGATCCTTAACTTTACTATTCCACGCGGTGATACTGGCACTACTGGTGCTACTGGAGCCACTGGCTCTCAGGGCGTGCAAGGTATTCAAGGGGCGACTGGTGCAACGGGTCCGACGGGCGCTACGGGATCTACGGGAGCGACTGGTCTAGCAGCAAGCCTTAACGTTGGCACGACTACCACCCTTAGTGCTGGAAGCCCAGCAACCGTTACAAATAGCGGAAGTGCCACCGCTGCAGTCTTTAACTTCGGCATCCCAACTGGCACAACTGGTGACACAGGTCCTGCGGGATCTACGGGTGCTACTGGGGCAACGGGGGCAACGGGTGCAACGGGAGCCGCAGGAAGCCAAGGGATTCAGGGGATTCAGGGAGATCCTGGGGCAACGGGGGCTACAGGAGCCACGGGAGCAACTGGTCCTGCTGGTCCGACTGGAGCGACAGGTGCTACTGGTACAGGAATTATTACTGGAACAATTGCAATGTGGGCAACTGCAACTGCACCGACAGACTGGCTGTTTCTAGACGGCGCGACGTACAATCAGTCAACGTACCCTACCCTTGCCGCCGTCTTTGGCGTTACCTCTGGTACGTTCACCCTGCCAGACATGCGAGACCGCTTTGCCGCTGGTGCGTCAACCGTTGCAGCCCTTAGCAATAACGCTGGTACGTTTGCTCCAAACACAGCAAACGCAACAGCCCACGACCATACAACTAACATTGCGCACGCCCATGCGGACACCATTGCCGTTTCCACGCACGGCGACCACACACACACCGTTAACCCAGTGGCAACAACATCTGGCGCTGCAAGTTCGTCAACAACAGTAACGACTGGCTCTACTCAGGTTGCATCGGTTGGGCATAGCCACTCTACTGACATTGCCTCAACTACGTCTTCCGCAGAAAGCACCAACCTTACCCACACCGTTACTGGTGGGGTTACGTCTCTCGGTGCTACATCGGTAACATCATCCAGCGCAGGTGGTACACTGACTCCTAAGGCTACGTTGTTGAACTTTATTATTAAGACCTGAGGTACATGATGGAATTTGCAAGCGTTGAGATTAGTTGCGAAACGGTAGGATGCCCTAACTACGGCGTTGCTGCTAACACCATCCTAAGGCTTACTGAGGATGGGCAACTCCCGCACTTTGTCTGCGGCGTGTGTGGTATTGATTTGATTGAAGACCCAAAGGCGATGGTAGATGACCCTTCTTAAGATTGTAACCCAGCGCGACTCCATTGAGGCTGGCAAGCCAGGAGTTCAAGATAACTGGATGGACGATTGCGCGTGGTCAACACTAGCCTGCGCCATCAACCACCTGACTGGCTCTACCCTTGCAACCAAGCAAGCCCTTGTCATTGGCGAATCCGTGGGTCGGCATGACCGAGACGGCTTCCCAGACCCCACCTCGCTTGCGCAACTTGTGGCTGGTGCTAAGAAGGCTGGCATTGTAGCCCGATACGCTAAGTCGTGGGACGACGTGCTCAAGGCTATGGCTGCTGGAGCGGTCATCGGCATCAACGTAGAGCAGGCAAAGAACTACCCACCAGTCAAGATGAGCGACTGGCATCGCAAGCATCAGGCTCGCAAGCCAGGGGCAACGTACGGGCACATGACCTGCGCGTCGCAGCACGAGAAGGGCGCTCAGTGGGCTGACCCAACCATGTCGGGCAAGGGCAGTGAGTCTTACGCCGTCCCTGTAACATTGGCGGAACTTAAGCAGATTGCTTCCTCTAAGGGAGATGCCCCACATAAGCGTTGTCTGATCTTCACTACAAAGCCCGTAGTGGCTCCTAAGAAGCCCGTAGCGCCTAAGAAAGTGGTAGTTAAGGTCAACACCCTACTTAGCCAAGTCCGCAAGTCTGTGACCCGTAATGTCTGATCTTGCTCCAGTCCTCACGGGCTGCCATGTCTGCCGCTCTCCGCTGGTAGAGTCTATCAATAAGAAGATCAAGGACGGGGTTCCCGACTTGCGTGTGGCTGAGTGGCTCAAGGAGAACGGAGCCTACATCAGCCGTGTAACAATTGGTCGTCACAAGCGTGACCACATGATTGACAAGCACGAGACCGCAAGGAAGCAGGCGGCTGAGGTTATGAAGCGCCAGCAGAAGACTCTTAAATCTGAGTCTGATTTGGCTATGCTGGTACGAAATCAGGTAAACCTTATGCTAGAGGATGGTATAATCATGCCCACATTGTCAGAGGGTCTGAGGGCGCAAGAGATTATTGATCGGCGGAACGAGAAGTCCACTGATCGCGACCTCACGATTATGCTGGCACAGGTTCTTGGCGGCGTTGCAGTTATTGAAGGTACTGCACATGAAGTAGTAATGGAGATTGAAGATGGCAAAGAAGATTAAGCGCGGATCACTAGTTCTGCCAAAGGGCACAACTGCTCAGCGACTAAAGGCTGCTGATTCCGACAAGGAACGTGTAGCACGTATGAAAGATCTTATGGTTGAGCGAAATGCAAAACTAAGGAATTCTATGGAGTTGCGAGAGGAGCGCAAGAAGCGCGCGTACGAACGCACTAGCAACAAGCCTGGAGCAAAGGAACGATTCCTAAAGTATCTTGATACAACCCTGGAAAGCGAGAGGCGTGCTAAGGCGCTTACGGATCAAGCAGATGGAAAACTAACGAGGCTTGAGCGCGATGTCAAAAATATGGAGCGACAAGGCTTTAGCAAACCAGAAATCAAGAGGCGACTTGCTGCAAAGCGTCTTGCTAAGAAGTATCAAAAGGAAGATATGAAGGCTAAGCCTAAGGTCGGCGTTGATCGGGATCTTGAGCGCGCTGCCGACAAGATTATAAAGTCGGGAAACGATGATGCCAAAAAGACCGCAAAGGCTCGGCGTTATAGGGAGAATACTAGGGCGCGAAAAGAGGCGCTCCTTAACCCAAACGAAAGAATTAAGACTGTCCGAGTAGAGCGTCTTCTAAAGAGGATGGCTGGCAAGGCAAAGCCTAAGTTCCGCCGAATGAATAGCGACGGCGATCTAAAGATGGTTAGCCGCAACACGCAGGCTGCTCTTGAAGCGCGTAAAAAGGCTAAGGCGCTGGGCAAGGAAGCGGGCGTAAGCATTGCTAAGGCTCGTCGCCTAAAGACAAAGCAGGGTCCTATTACTGATGAGGCTATGGCAAAGAACGCAAGTGCTCGCCGAAATATGGACGAAGCAAAAGCATTCCGAAGATATCTTGCCTATGATGAAGGTATGTATCACAATGCCCCTGATGGCAAAAAGATTCCTCATATGCGAAGGGCATCAAAGGCGCAGGAAAAGAGGATTGCGGCTGGTCTTAAGCCTAATCCAATTCATGTTACTGCAAACCAGAGAGAAGCCAAGGCAAAGCAGGATGCTAAGTTGTCTAAGGATTACGCCAGAAAGTCTGGTGGTCTCTCTAGCGCCGCAAAGCGAAACGCTGAGTCCGCTATTGGTAAGATCGCACAGGCTAAGCAGTACAAGAGTGTTGCCCGACTTGGTGGGGCACTTGGTATCGCATCAATGTTTGCATCGCACCTGATGGGTAAGAAGGAGAAGAAGCGTGGCTAAGAAGAAGAAGACTGATAATACGGCAATGAACGTCGGTATGGGCGTTGCTGGTGGCGCACTTGCAGGTGCTGGTCTTGGTGCTCGTTCGGCAATTAAAACCCGACGACGTGTACCCGTCCTTGCCAAGAGTATGGCGGTTACGGCACAGCGGAAGTTTAACGCTAATGAAATGTCGGCAAATAGGTACTCAAACAAAGCACGAGATTTCTCCCAAACCGCTAAGGTCATTGGGCAAAATTCAGACATGAAGTACCGCGATCCTTTCCGTGGCGAGAATATGGGTCGTAAGTTTAAGTACGAAGCAGAGGCACGAGAACAGGCTGGCTTCGCAAGCACCCGCCAAAGGGAAGCAAATGCAATCAAGAAGTCTGGAAGAATGGACCGCGAGCGAAACCAGGACAAGATTGAGAGCAAACTCGCTGCTGTTGGGAACAAGGCTTCTAAGCGAAAGACGCTTAAGAGGGCTGCTCGTGGCGCTGCTGCTGGTGGTGCTATTGCTCTGTTGGCGAGTCTAGTTGCTAAGGAACTCAGCAAGGGCGGTTCTAAGAAGCGCGGGTAGTTCCTAGGAGGGGACATGACGAAGAGGGACTTGGCTCAGGCGTATATCGCCAAAGCCTTGCCATTGCTTAATCTGAAGCAGTGGGATGTGAAGATCTCGGAATCTCTCCCGCCAGATGATTCATATGCAGACATTGAGGTTTCCGAGAACCTCTGGTCTGCGACCATCCGTCTGTCGGAAGATTTCTGGAAAGAGAAGCCAGAGAGCCAGCGCCGTATTCTTGCGCATGAACTTATTCATGTACACTATGCAGGTGTTGAGCGGCTGCTCAATACGATTCAGACATCAGTTGGAAGTATGGTCTTTGACATCCTAAACCATGTCTGGGACACTGAAACGGAGCGCGGGGCGGACTCGTTGTCAACCCCATTGGCACGGTTGCTACCGCTCCCTGACTTTAAGGAGGTTCAAGATGGCGGGCAAGAAGCCAGCAAAACTCGCAAGCGCAAAGCCTAACCAGACGTTCTGGACTCCCAAGCCCTGTGGTGGCTGTGGCAAACTGATTGAGACAATGAAGGAAGCCAACCGCCTACTAGTCAAGGACTTCGTCGGCGCTAAGGCTAATACCCGATTCCTATGGAGGCACAAACTCTGTGTCTAGTCCAGCGTGGTCTCGTAAGGAAGGAAAGAACCCAGCAGGCGGACTGAACGCCAAGGGTCGTGCGTCCTACAAGGGCGGCACGCTCAAGGCTCCAGTTAAGAGCGGGGATAATCCGCGCCGTGCGTCGTTCCTTGCCCGTATGGGCGGGATGCCTGGAGCAGAGTACGATGCTAACGGCAAGCCTACCCGCCTACTCCTGAGCCTACGGGTATGGGGCGCAAGCAGCAAGGCTGACGCAAAGCGGAAGGCTGCAGCAATCAGCGCCCGTAACAAAGCCAAGCGTGGGTAATCTTCTAGAAGACCTTCAGGCTGGCAGAACTCAGCCAGTATTCTTTGCCGAACGATTTCTCGGCATCAAACTAAACCCTGGACAAGAGGAGTGGGCACGTGCCTGTGTTGAGCGGGGAGAGAACGGCTGGTCTCCGAGATACCTAACGACGGTCGTATCTGCGGGTAACCGAGCGGGAAAGACGCTTGCGATGGCGTGCGTTATCTTTCACTCTGTCTTCTACAAACTCGGAATCAAACCGCCAACCCCAGGGGATACCGAGGATGCGATCCGCTGGCTCAAGGAGCCATACGAGTGGTTCCACATCGGGATCCAGCAAGAGACGGCAGAACTCGTATTCCGTGAGTTGTCTATGATCACGCAAGGTATTCACCCTGCGCAGAAGGGTCGTAAAGCCCCCCTCTTTATTGAGATGGGGAAGATCGCGATCTTTGACAAGAAACACCGTGGTGAGTATCTCTGGTATCAGTTTAATAAGGCTGTAGGCGGCGGCAGCATCCACTTCCGCACCACGCAGGATAAGGCTAAGGCGCTTCTCGGCAAAGACATGCATGGCATCTCCTTTGACGAAGCCGCCTTTGATCAGAACCTGATGCTGATTTACCAAGAGGTGCTCAATCTCCGCCGTCTGTCTACGGGTGGTCAACTCCACTTTGTCTCCACGCCGACGGAGGGCATCAACGATTACGCCGATCTTTGGGAACTTGGCAACCCAGCCAACCCTGTCAGGGACGACCAGTTCATGTCCTTCCGAATGTCCACTAGGAGCAACATCGGCTACGGTCTGACCCAAGAGAACTTTGACTCTATCATCCGCCAGCAGGTTCCATACCTCGTACCTCAGAACATTGATGGGTATTTCATTGAGGCGAGAGAAGCCTACTTCCATGCCGAAAGCATTGAGAAGGTCTTCAGTCTTGACTTGGAGGGTGAGGAGCAGCCTATAAAGGATCACCAGTACGTGCAGGGCTGCGATCCTGCCGTAGCCTCGGACGCTACGTGGTCGGTTGTGCTTGACTTTACCGACAAGCGCAACATCAGAGCGGTCAGGGCGACTAAGCGGTCTGGTCGTCAAACTCTCATTAACCTCGTAAATATGCTAAGGGAGAACCATCTGTTGTATAATCAAGGGGCACATTGTACCACCATTATAGATAGTACTGGATTTGGTGGTAAAATGTTCATGCAAGAACTTAGTATTATTAAGCCTCTCAGACAAGTAGACTTCTCTGGGACTAAGGCTAAGAAACTTGAGATCTTGTCTGACCTGAAGGCAGTACTTGACAAGGAGTTGATCAAGTTCCCGAAGACGGGGATTTGGCTAGAACTTCGGAGGCAACTCTTGGGCTACAAGTTGGAAGATAGGAAACTAGAAACGGATGCAGTAATGGCTCTCGCTGTTGCTGTACGGCACGCGACTCGCACCGCTGGGGTGACAGTCAAAGATGCTGAGTTTAACTACTTTGGAGTGCATTGATGGCTAAGAAGATTCCAAGTCTGCAGACAAATGACCCACAGGTACTTGACATCGCCCAGCGCGGGTCGGCGCTTGTTGACAAGATTGCAGGCGGCGGAAGCAAGTATCGCAATAGCCCAGCACTTAAGGAAGACTACGCCCGACAACTAAAGTATGCCAAGACTAGCAACAACCAAGAGGCAGTTGACCTACTTGAGGAAGTTCTCCATCGCAAGGCAAGCGTAGACTCTGAGAACTCGCGTCGCCGAAATCTGTTCCGCCGCTTTGATAATCTGTTTCACGCGAGGACGATCACGGCTGGCGGAGCAGATCACTGGGCTGAAGATCCATCTGCCCGACTCGCTGGGCGGGTACACGTTTCAGTAAACACGCACCCAGCATACGTATCTATTCCAGCATCTCTTCAGGCTGTCCGACCCGTCATTAACTATTTGCCATCTGGCACAACGAAGGACGACCGAACTGAGGCTTCTGCCCGTGAGCGACTATTTATGCGCTGGTGGGAAGAGTCCGACATGGACATCGTTATGGAAGATGCCGCTCTTTACAAGTCCCTCTACGGTGACACCGCTGCGAAGGTTTACTACGATGAGGATGAAGGTCTTCCTAAGGTTGATGTCGTCTCGTCCCCAGAGAATATGTACGTTGGCTACGGCTCGTCTAACTTCCAAGAGATGGACTGGGTTATCTATCACTATGGTCTTAGCCCTCAGGCAGTAGAGGAAGAGTTTGACCTTAAGGTTATGCCAGTGCAGAGCGACGGTCAGTACTACCCGTACGTTCATAGTGCGGATCACTCCGATCCACTTGCTCAGGCTTGGGGTTCAATGGCTGAAAGAACTGTTGACCGACGAGATACTGCCTACGAGCGCATGCAAGTTGGAGTTTATGACTACTGGTACAAGAAGCAAGACGGAGATACGGAGCAAGTTTACAACGCCGTCTTTATTGGAAACAAGATGGTTAAGAATGAGCAGCGACCAGAGTACGGCGGCACGCTACCATACATCCCGCTTATCAACTCCCGCATCCCTGGTTCCCCATACGGCAAGCCAGAACTCTACGATATTGAGCAGTTGCTCCGAGAGAAGGACGAGCGCATCACTCAGGCTGCTCAGTTTATTCAGCAGGTAGTTGGCGGTCAGATGTTCCAGTTGATTGGACAGGATGCACCAGAGGAAGTACCGTCTAACGCAATCCCTAAGCCAGGTCGCATTGCCGCCCCAGGTGCAGGAAATCGCATTGAGCCAATCCAACCGTTTATGCCGAACATGCAAATTGAGCAGTACAACCAGCGCATTGACCGCGAACTTGCGGTTGTGTCTGGTCTGAACGATCTGCTCCTCGGCGTTGCCCCATCCTCTGTGCTTGGGTCGTCGCGAGCCATTGCTTCGCTGATCGCCAACTACGAGCAGCGCATTGCTGCCAAGCGCAAGTTG